AAATCGTTAGTAAGCAGACTACAGAAGCTGATCTTCTCCGCCTGATGGGTGAACCAGTGAAAAAGGAGATCGTTAGCGACAATGAAGTTAAGTGGGTCTACGAATACGTAACTTCTAATGCAGCCGTAAGAATGTTCTCCACTAAGCCAAAAGTCGATGTTACTAAAAAGGTTCTTGAAGTATTGATCCGCGATGGCGTCGTTGTTAATCACGCGTATACAAATCCAGGTACAACTACATACAAGTAACCCCTCCAGAACCATCATCATGATTGAAGCCCACTTAGGTGGGCTTTTTTTATGCCCGCCGAAAAAATAAATTTCTATAAAATTCAACAACAACACGATATGTGTTCATTTATAATCACAAATCGTGTTGACTGCATAAACACATTCTGTGATTATCAATCCATCGAAACGAAACATCGACAGCTGAGCGAAGTTAGCCAGCGGCGGACAGCGAGTCGCCTGCTTTTTAACAACATGCAAAGTCGGAACAGCACTCAGTAATCCTGTTTAGACCCCAACGCTCAAATGCGGCGTAGCACCGGGCGCGATCCGGTCGGTGTGAGGCTACCCCCTCGCGAGAGCGATAAAGGCGTGGGAACGGGAAAAACGGATGGGATGAGAAGTGCGAAGCGCAAACAGATTTATTCCAGTCCATTCGAAGCTGAGTGGGCTGGGCTGAATTAGAGCATTTCTCCCGCATCAGCGGGTAACGACAGAGGGTAAGGATATGGAGCAATTTGCAAAAGTATTTGAATCGCACGACCGGCAAATACTGGTGAAAAAAGGTGAGGATAGCGACGGTGATCCTGCGCTGTGTATATCAACGATGATCTCTGGTTTAGAAATGAGCATCAACGTCAACTTTTCAGATGATGGAGATAGCTTAAATAAGGCGTTTGACTCATTCAACCAAGATCATGCTGACTTCTTCGCCAAAAAACTTGAAGGACAAACATCACCATTTGAAGCGCTTAAATTGCTAATGAGTGCTGAAGATGAATAGACCCGCTCCGGCGGGTTTTTTATCGGCCATACATAGGCAGATTTTCGAGTCTGCCCATTTATGACAACCGGCGGCCATCCACCGCCCATTAGCGCAGAAGTCTTGTATTAACCGTTCCGTTCGCCGCGATAAGGCCAAGAGGATTTATGAGCAATCCAATCACAGTAGGTTTTTCAGGCCTGACGAAGCGAATTTTCGCGGGTCGTTCAAAGCCGAGCAAATTGGCGCCCGGCGTTCGTGAGTTCACCGGTGAGAAATTTGATGTCACAGACGAGGCGCTATTTGCAGTGGCCCATCTTCTCGCGGTTCGTGATGACATCCTGATATTCCCGACAGCTGATGGGAAAGAGATTCATCTTCGCGCCGACATTAAAGAAAAGCGGGAGGCATCATGACAGTCACCCACAACGGCAAGCAGTACACCGCCAAAAAGCTCAACGATAACGAGTGGCAACTGACGTCGGTATCGAATCCGCGCGACAAGCTGACGCTGAATCGCTGGCACATGAAGCTGGCTGGTCTCCTGGAACAGGTTGAGGGGAAGGTATGATCAACCACTACGGCACCACCCCGCTCATTCGCCAGTGCGTCACGCCCGGCATGATGGCAATGCATGAAGGCCGCACCTATCGCGTCTCAGCAGTCATTCAGGAGCGCAAATGGGTCTACCTGCACACCGATGCAGAAATCATCCGCCTCAGTGACTGTGTGATTGACGTGCTTCTGGACGGTCACGGCAACCCTATCCAGCACTAAACACCCTATTAAACCGATCGGCCTGGCATTACGCGGGCGGCATTCGCACGCACTTTTTAAGGAGTCTTTATGCAACCTTACGAGCGATTAACCTCTGAACGTCTGGCAAGTTTGCCAGAAGGATCCCGACTAAAACTCGGCGGGCAAATTATCAAACTTACCGGGCGCGGGTCATTTACCAACAGCGCCGGGCGCACCGAGAACATGATCGAGTATGTCGATTCACGTGGTGTGCCAGGCAGTTTTGCTGAAAGCATCATTCTCGACTCGGCTACCGAGTACCTTAGCTCTGTAATGTGCGCTTACTGCGGCGCGCGGCGCCATAAGAGCGATTGCACTGTTCAGACGGTGTCGACCTACATGTCGACGTCACAAAAGCATTTCTGCACCGACAAAGGGTGTGCTGAGAAGTTCTTCCGCCAGAACCCTTCCCGCGCCAAGACATCACGGAGAACGCGATGGTAACTCAGCAGACCGGATTGCTGATGGTTGCCATGCTCTGCCTGCTGTATGACCTGCAGCCGGCAGACCTCGAATCACTGGCCCACCAGCTCGCAGAATTTGACGCAGTTAACGACCACCTTACGGAGATTAAGCATGTTGCGAGTTATTGATACCGAAACTACCAGCCTGGAAGGTAGTGTGCTGGAGATAGCCAGCGTTGATATTGTCGACGGTGTTATCTGCAATCCCATGAGCGACTTTGTGAAGCCCACTGAAGCGATCAGCTTCGAGGCTATGGCTATCCACCATATCACAGAAGATATGGTCGCTGACGCCCCGCTGATTGGCGAGGTTATCGGGCGTTACCTTGGCGCGCAGGCTTATGTCGCACACAACGCGAAGTTCGATAAATCTAAGCTGCCGCAAATCGACGCTCCCTGGATTTGTACCGCTAAGCTGGCCCGCGCTCTTCTCCCTGATCATCCAAGCCACAGTAACCAGTACTTGCGTTACAGCCTGGGCCTGAAACCTGAACTGCCGGAAGGCCTGTATGCGCACCGCGCGCTGTATGACTGCTACGTAACTGCTGAATTGCTTCTGTACATGGGTCGACTGGCGAAATGGACGTTTGGCGAAATGCGCGCCATTTCAAACAGCCCATCACTGATTAAGGCGATCCGGTTCGGAAAGCATAAGGGCCTGACGTTTGAAGAAATTGCGAAGATCGACCCTGGCTATCTCCGCTGGTTGTCCAGCAATAGCGACGACGAAGACATTCTCTTCACAATCAAACACTGGCTTAAGGGGTGATTTATGGCGGTGATGACTCTCATCCTTGCCGACTCCGGGTATGGCAAGACGTACAGCATCCGCAACGTTAACCCGGAAAATGCCATTCTCGCCCGCTGTATTCGTAAGGCCCTGCCGTTCCGCAATACGGGCTGGAAACTTCATGGTAAACGCCTGCCTGATAACACTGTGCAACGCGGGAACGTGGTTGATATCCGCAACGGAAGACACCTTCTCGATGTGATCCGTAACGCCGCGATGAGTGGCCGCAAGATACTTATCATTGATGACTTTCAGGCCGTCATGCAGCACGAGAACATGGACCGGGCCTACGAGACTGGCTACACCAAATTCACCGAAATGGCGGAACACGCCTGGCGCATCATTGAAGCCGCCACACAGCTTCCGGACGACTTCCGCGTCTATTTCCTCGCTCACACTGAAGAGAGCGAAGGAAAAATCAGGATGAAGACCGTCGGCAAGATGCTTAACGAAAAGCTCACTCCTGAAGGCTACTTCCCTATCGTTCTGCGCATTATCAAGCGCGACGGCAAACACCTTTTCCTGTTGAAGGGCGACGACAACGACACCGTGAAATGTCCTCCTGACCTGTTCGGTCCGGAAGTGACTGACATGGATAACGACCTGGCGGCGTTCGACAACGCAATTTCTGAATTCACTGACTTATAAGAGAGATAACGATGAACCAACCAATCAGCTTTACCTGGAACCAGCAGTCGGCAGAAGCAGCACTCAAAGCAGGATCCTCTGCTGGCATTTCTGAAACCGGCGCATACGAAGGGGTGATCACCTCCGCTGTTTATGAGTTCGGCAAGGATGGATCACAGTCGCAGGCACTTGTTCTTTCGCTCGACGCTGACGGCCAGAAAGCAAACTTCCTGCGCATCAACTTCCTCGGTCGCGACGGCACACAGACTTTTGGTATGGGTTTGATCGCCGCCATCATGTGGGCAGCGCAGGTTAAAGACGCTCAGGCGCAACAGCGCCAGGGGCAAAGCGGTCCTGAATGGTGTCTGCCGGCACTGGAAGGTAAACGTGTCGGCTTGTTCCTGCAAAAAATCCTCACCACCAAGACAGATGGCAGTGACAGCTACAAATTCGAAGTCAGACATGTTTTCCAGCCAGGAAGTCGTCTGACCTATAAAGAGTTCACCGACAAAACGCCAGCAGAAGCGATCGCCACACTCGAGCGCACCATGAAAGACAAAGACGACCGTAAACCTCACGATTCTTCTCGCGGGGGCTGGGGTGCACCATCACATAGCGGCGGCGGATGGGGTGGTAATCAGCAGGATCCGAATGCGGTACCTGAATCGCGCCTGCAGCAGGCCAACCGTCAGGTATCGCAGAGCAATCAACATCCACCGTTCGACGATGATATCCCCTTCTGAAAGGCATCGCTATGACTCACGCTCACGACGACATCAGGGTTGGCACATTGTGCCTTCCCTTCATTGGTAAAGGCTGGCTAATGCCATGGGGTGAAGTGGTCAGCAATCCATTAAAGGCGCAGCGACTCGCTGAGGAATATCGGGAAAGGCAGGAGGCGGCATGAAATACGGAAGCGTGTGCAGCGGCATCGAGGCTGCCAGTAAAGCGTGGGAACCTCTCGGATGGAAACCTGCCTGGTTCTCTGAAATCGAACCATTCCCCTCAGCCGTCCTCGCCAATCACTGGCCGGAAGTAACCAACCTCGGCGACATGACCAAAATCGCCGATGCGGTGCGCGCTGGTGATGTCGAAGCGCCTGATGTTCTGGTCGGCGGTACGCCTTGCCAGGCATTCAGCATCGCCGGCTTACGTGAAGGCCTGTCTGATGACCGAGGCCAGTTAACCCTCTCTTACGTGGAATTAGCCAATGCAATCGACGCAAAGCGCCGCGAACGCGGTGAACCAGAATCAATCATCGTCTGGGAAAACGTCCCCGGCGTGCTCAGCAGCAAAGACAATGCCTTCGGGTGCTTTCTGGCAGGACTTGCCGGAGAAAGCAGTGAGTTACAGCCAGCAGGGGGAAAATGGACGCACGCAGGTTGTGTGTCTGGACCAGAAAGGGTTATCGCCTGGCGCGTCCTTGATGCTCAATTTTTCGGAGTGGCCCAACGACGCCGCCGTGTGTTCGTTGTCGCAAGTGCTCGAAAAGGATTCGATCCCGCAGCGGTACTTTTTGAGCTCGACAGCGTGCGCCGGGATTCTGCGCCGCGCCGAGAAACGCAAAAGGCTGTTGCCGCCCTTACTGCACGAGGCGTTGGAACGTGTGGCGCTGACGACAATCAGGCTCAAGCAGGACACCTGATAGCTCAGTGCGCTAATGGTGACGTTAGCCACACATTAAAGGGCGAAGGATTTGATGGTAGTGAGGACGGAACCGGGAGAGGTGTTCCAGTTGTGGCTTTCGGCGGTGGAAATACCAGTGGAAACATCGATGTTGCCGCCTGCCTGACTGCGAAAGGACAGAGAATAGACTTTGAAGTGGAAACCTTCGCAGTGCACGGTACGCAGGATCCAGATACCAATTGTGAACTCGCACACACACTTGGCCGCAACAACGGACAAGAAAACGCCTGCATCGCATTTAGCTACAAAGACAGTGGAGCTGATGCGACGTCGGATCTGTCTCCAACGATTCGCGCTGGAAACCACGATAAAAGTCACGCTAACAGCGGCCAACCTCCAGCTATTGCATATGCATTCAAGGCCGGACAGGGTGCTAAAGCCGGTGGAATTGGTTACGCAGAAGAGCAATCTCCGACATTAACCAGCGCCTGCAGCGGAACCAACCTTGCACCGGCGGTAATGCATGGTGTGTCCGTGCGCCGACTTACGCCGATTGAGTGCGAGCGCCTTCAAGGTTTTCCTGATAATCACACCCTGATCGGCTGGCGCGGGAAGAATGCAGATGAATGCCCGGACGGACCACGCTACAAAGCCATCGGAAACAGCATGGCGGTGCCGGTAATGCGGTGGATTGGTGAACGCATCGCCGCAGCGCTGCCCATAGAAGAACCTGCGCCACGAAGTTGGCAACGTCCATTCCTGAAATGGGCTGGCGGTAAATATTCGCTGCTTCCGGAACTGGATCGCCTAATTCCTGAAGGTAAGCGACTGGTTGAGCCATTCGTGGGCGGCGGTTCGGTTTTCCTCAACTCCGACAAGCACGAGTCTTTCCTGCTGGCTGACGTCAACGCAGATCTAATTAACCTCTATCAGATGCTTGAAGTTGACCACATTAGAGTCTGCTCGCTTGCCAAAATTCTTTTTGAGCGCGCCAACAGTGAGGAGGCGTACAAAGAGCTGCGGGATGAGTTTAATAACCAGCGCATGGGCGCGCCTGAGCGCGCTGCTGCCTTTCTCTTCCTCAATCGACACTGCTTTAACGGCCTGATTCGCTACAACCGCGATGGTTTCTTTAATGTTGGCTGGGGCAAGTACGAAGCGCCCTATTTCCCAGCGATTGAGATAAAGGCTTTTAAGCAGAAGTCGCATAAATGCGTGTTCCTGAATGCAGGATATCGCAGGACTCTGGCGTTGGCCGGTGATGGTGATGTCGTTTACTGCGACCCACCGTATGAGCCGCTGCCTGGTACCGCAGGTTTCACAAATTACACCGCTGGCGGGTTCTCATGGGCTGATCAGATTTCACTTGCGGAAAGCTGCGTTGCCGCACACCAGCGAGGCGCAAAGGTTCTTATCAGTAACTCAACAGCGCCACGAGTTCTTGAGCTTTACCAGCAGCACGGATTCACCCTTCATCATGTTGATGCCCGGCGGGCTATATCCAGCAAGGGCAGCACACGTGAGACGGCGAAGGATATCGTCGCCACTTTGGGGATTTAACCATGACGCCAGCAAATGAAAACGCCATACGCGCAGCCTGCCGCCGCTGCACCGAGGAAATCCAGCAGGCCATGCGCAAGAAGCCAAAGCCTAACTGGAACGAAACGGTGCCTCCTATCATCAACAAGCATCACAAGAAAATTGAAGCTCTGGGAGTTAGCCTCCTGGAGTTCGTCGTCAAAACTGGCCGCCTTAACGGGCGGTTTGGAGCCGAACAATGATTCGCCGACAGATCGATACATCAACCCGGTTTCTGCTTGATACCGCATTTCACCGACTTGAAATAATCCGTGATGACGGTCTCTACCGACACCTGCGCATGAAGCAGCCCGGTACGTCCTGTTATTACTTCGACATTATCACCTGGCCGGGATATCTGACTGTCACCGGAGACATGGGCACCTGGACATTCTCCCGTATCGCGGACATGTTCGACTTTTTCGGTCCGTGGCAAGACGGGATTAACACCGGTTACTGGTCAGAAAA